AGTCCCTCTGCTTCAGCTGCTTACCGACATGGCACCCACGGACAATTCGGCCACCTCGGGTAACCAACTGATCTTGTTATGAAACGTGTCGGACGCTACTGCCGTCTCCACAGTAATATGGGGGTGCTGCGCCGGCAGGATCGCGCCATCCGGCAGGGCCACGTACACCACCCCGTCGATCTCGGCGATCTCGGTGCCGAGGGGCTGCCCCGCCCCGTCAGTGGGCAGCAGGAGCCGATAGGTGGTGTAGGCGTCTGTAACTGGCCGGTAGCTCACTATAGAGGGCACGGTGGGTCTCCTTTAGGTGGGCAAGCATGCCGCGCAGCGAGTGGGTGCGCCGGGCGTGCCCGAGGTGAGAAATCACGGAGTCGAGCCGCCCCCGCCGCGCATCGCGCTTGAAGCGGTACAGGCTCCATTTTCTGCATAGGCGGTGTTCCTGATCCGGTTCGCGAGGGCGTACTTCTCCTGCCTCTGAAAGTGGTTGAGGTAGACGTTGGCTAGACAGGGTAACAGGCGCAGCGGAAGCCGACAGAATCGAGGGAGCCGGAGCGGGCAGTATTCAGAGCAGCCGCCCAGACGCCGGACGCCGCATTGCTGGTCCAGGAGCCGCCCGAAAGCAGGCACATCTCGTTGACGCACGACTGTTGCCAGTAATCCGTCCCGAACAGCGAGACGCCGGCCGCGCTGATGGCGTTGGCGTCTTTCGGGAAGCCCAGCGAGGCGAGCCGCCGACTGGTGGCGTCCACACCGCTCGCCAGCACGGCATTCGCCCCGTTACCGATGCGCAGACTGAAGCCGTTGTTCGGATAATCGGTCCGCAGGGGCATCGTGAATGCGTCCATCATCGCGGCGATGCCGGTGGCGCCCCAGTGATCGGTCGCCCCAGAGTTGCCGGAGGTGAATGCCTTCATCGCGGTCGCCTCCTTGGCCGCGTAGAACGTCGATGCCAGGATCGTGCCGCCGGAGGTGTAGGTGGTGAAGGCGCTGGAATCGACCCCGTCCAGGGTCACGGTGTTCGCATCCTGCACGGTAACGCGGTACACCTTGTCGTTCAATTCGGTCATGCCGCCGACCGTCGCGACACGGGCCGCCATGCCGGTGGTGAAGCCGTGGGCCGCGACCGTCAGCGCGCAGGGGTTCGCGTTGGTGGCGCCGGTAATACTCTTGGAACTTCCGACCGAGGTGACGCCCAGGCTGATTTCAAACAGGTTGCCACTCAGGTCCGGCACCCCGCAGGCCTGCCCGTTGTGAGTGGTCTTCGCGAAGGGGCTGCCGGAGCCGGCGAGGGCCGAGTTCGGGTAACCGTCGCTGGTGAAGGTCACCGCGGTGTCGTTCACGTCCTTCAGCGCGTTGTTGTTGCAGCCCTTCGGGAAGTTGTTGGAGGCGCCCCACCAGGCGCACCAGGTGGTGGCGGCCGAGGCCTGGCCGTGGGCGAGGGACAGCATGGCCAGCGCGCCGAACTGAAAGCGCGACGCGACATGGAAAATCGATGCGCCGTTGACGGCGCCGTTCACGCCGTCCCGGGCATGGGCCGCGTCGATCGCGTTGGCCATGTTGTTGGCGCTGCAGGCGGTGAGCCCCACCCCGGGTGTTGTGGAGTAGATGGGGTTATGCGTGGCGGCGGTGGACAGCGGCAGCCCCAGGGCGATGGAGCTGGCGATGGTGCCGCTGCCCCACGTATTTTTGGAGTTGGTGTACTTGTCCATCATGAAGCCGCGCTTCTCGGCGCCGCCGTCGATGAAGGCGCGGTGCAGGGCGTAGCCGGCGGCGTTGGCGGCGGCCGTGTCGGGGTACGCCGACTCGGCGGCGATTTTCACGACGTCGCCCGCCTCGACCTTGTAGTAGAACTTCGGGATCCAGCACATGATCGAGCCGTCCTGGTACTGGTAGTTCCCGTAGTTGTTGGAGGTCGGGTCGGTGGTGCCGGCGAGATAGGCGAAGCCCGCCGGCAGTGAGGGGCAGATGCCCACGCCGAACCCCGGGCGGCCCGGTGTGCCAATGTGGTTCACCGCGTAGAGCCAGCCCTGATCGATCCGGCCATCGGCGGCGGCGAGCGGGATCTTGCCCGGCTCGGGCGTGACGGTGGCGGTGCCCCCGGTGACCACCGCGACGGCGTTGGCCGCGCTGGCGGCGGCGCTGGCGGCGCTGGCGGCGGCCGCGTCCGCGGCGTTCTGCGCGTCCAGGTCGATCTGGGCGATGTCGGCGTTCGCCTCCGCCACCAGGGTGTTGAGCTTGGCGACGTAATCGGTGTCGAGGGCGTTGAATGTGACGGTGATGGTCATGCTTCCTCCAGCCTGAGGGAGATTTTCCAGTTGGTGGGCACGTCGTGCTTGCAGAGCACATCCTGCGTGAGTTTGGCGGCCATCGCGTAGTCGCGCTCCTTCGCCCCCGCCGCTCCCGGGTAGCAGGAGACGAAGACGTCGCGGCGGCGCCCCACCTGGCGGCCGATGTCCATCCAGCGCGCGCGCTCCGAGCCGGTGAGCCAGGAGAGGTCGAATTCCAGGGCGCGGTATTGCACCCCGGCGTCGGAGCGCAGGGTGCCGCCGTCGGTGCGGATCTGGGCCGTGGTGTCGCGCCAGCCGAGGGCGAGCCCGTAATCGCAGTTGAACTCAGGCTCGATGTGGCGGCCTATGAACAGACGCGCGGCCTCGACGTAGCCGGCCGGGTTGTCCACATCCGAGAGCGTGAGGATGAAGCTCTTGGCCGCCACCGGCGCGAACCACAGCGCGGAGAAGGCACGCCCCCAGCCCGTGAACACCGAGGCCCCGAGGGGATCCACACCCCACTCCAGATCCCCCAGGGCCTTGGCCGGCACGGCGCCGATCGCGGCGGAGTCGTACACCAGGCTGGTCCAGTTGGCGTTGGCGAACAGCCGTAGGCGCCAGGTGCTGGCGCTGGTCATGTTGTGCTGGGTCAACGCCAGGGCGGAGAGCAGGCGGCTCTCGCTCCAGGTGCCCTTGATGTCCTGGTCCGCCGTCGAGGTGGACCGCGCCACCTTCGCGCGCGATGCGTCCTGCAGGTTCGTCACCGGCAGCGAGCCGCTCATCGCGGGATCCGCGGTGAGCGCCGCCGCGTCCGCGTCATTCACGATGATCATGCGCACATTGGTGGTCATTACCCTTCACCCTTCACGCATTCACCCTTCACCGCCACAAGTCCACGGTGGCGCGGCCCGCCAGGGCGCCGCGGATGCCCACCACGATGCCGGTGGCGCCGGCGGAGAACCCGAAGCGCGGATGGGTGAGTTTCGCCTGCTGCCCCAGGCGCAGCGCCAGGGGCGAGCTGAACGAGCGCAGGCGGTGCACGGTGCGGATCGAGCCCCAGAGCGTGGCGCGGCGGCTCGCCTCCGTGGCCGCGTCGGAGGCGGAGACCAGCAGCGTGGGGATCACGTCCGGCTCCTGGGCGAGCAGGTGGGTGGTGCCGATGCCGCCATTGGTGGCGGTGGCCACCCGGTACTCGGTGCCATACGCCGCCCGGTTCGCCTCCGTGACCGCCCCGGCGAGCCCGTCGCTCTGCACGGACCAGTTGCGCTGGTAGCCTAGGCGCACGGTCTTGACCGGCGTCACGCGCGCGAGCAGCTCCACCCCGTCCTCTTCGGCGTCGTCGGCCGTGAGCTCGAGGTCGGCCGCGCCCGAGGGCGCCTCCAGCCGGCCCAGGGTGAGCAGCCCCGCCGGCGAGAAGGTCCAGAAGCCGCCGACGGAGGACACCAGCGCGTCCAGCGCCTCGGCCACCGTGGCGCCGCCACCGTCGCGGATGTACAGGCCGAGGGTCTGCGGGCAGGTGGTGGCGAAGGCGCTGAAGTTGGTGGCGTCCAGGTCGGCGCCGGTGAGCGCAGCGCGGGAGGTGACGATGTGCTCGATGATGTCGGCGCACTTGACCTTGTAGCTGCCCGAGGGCTTCGCGCCCTTCACGTCCGCGGTGATGCGGCCCGTGGGCGCGTTGGTGAGGACGAAAGTGCCCGCGCCGAGGTCCGCCGTGTAGGGCGTGGACACCCCGTCCTCGCGCACGTCGGTGATGGCCTCGATGGCGCCATCGTGCACCTGGTACTTGTGCAGTGACGCATCGAGTAGCACCGGCTCCACGTTGAAGCACTGGCCGTATGTGAGCGGCTTCGCATGGTTGGCGGTGGCCTCGGTGCCCCCGACCAGGCTGGTCTGGATCGACACGCCGAGCGCGTGCTCCTTGCCCCGCAGCAGCAGCGCCAAATGCTGGCGGTCGGGCGCGACGATGTCCTGGCAGCGCCCGGAGAGGATCGGCCGGAAGTCCGCCCGGTCCCATGATGGGTCTCCGAGGTACAGGGAGAGCGCGCGGCCGTCCCAGGCCTCCGTGAGCCAGGCGTCGCGCACGCCGCCCTCGTTGAGGACCGCGATCTGGCCGAAGGTCGGCAGGCTCGCGCCCATGAACACCGCGGAGAGCTCCGCCATGTACTCGGGCACCCCCACCACGATGTCGTCGTAGGCGGTGTTGGCCGGCGTCGCCGCGGGACCGGAGACGTAGGCGCGGTTCGCCAGGTAGCGCGTCACCTCCGCGCCGCCCGAGTAGGCCTTGGCCTCCACCAGCAGCGCCCGGGCGTTGTCGCGGGCGAGCCACAGCGCGTAATCGGCATCGGAGATGCTCATCGGCCGAAGAACCCGGTGCGGGATAGCGGGGAGAGCGCGGGAAACGGGTTGTAGCGCGACGCCGCCAGGAAGGGGTTCACCACCTGATTCGTCTTGATGATCGCCGCCGTCTGCTGCTGCACCACCACGGCGTTAGAGCTCGCCTGCTGCCCGGCGGTCTGCACCAGCACATTGGTCTGGGCGTTGATGGTGGCCTGGTTGGCGGCGGTGGCGGCGCGCACCGCGTCCTCGATCAGCGCCGCGATGCGCTGATCGAGCCCGCGGGTATTCGCCTCGATCGCCTCCAGCGGGAACTTGAGCGCCGCGATGTCGAGCGCCCCCTCGTCGAGCAGATCCTGGCCGAGCTCACCCACCTCATCGCTCAGCGCCCGGAAAATGGCCGCGTACTGGGCGGTTGATCTGGGGTAGAACGATTCCGCCTCTTTCAGGTACGCCTGGGAGACGCCGGCCAGCCCCTGCACCGCGGTCATGTCGCCGGCGCGGGCGCGGGTGAGCGTGTCGGTGTAGAGCCCGGCGGCCACGTCCAGGCGCTCGCGGGCCTTGAGCGGGGAGAGGTCGGTGATCTGGAGCCCGGCGACGAAGTCGCGCAGCGCCAAACCCTGTTGCATCTGCGCGACGTAGGTGGTGTACGCGGCCTCCTTGACCTGTTGCGCGGCGTTGGCCATGCGGATCAGGGTCTGGGCGAGGCTCTCCCCCTGCTGCTGGAATTGCTCGAGGTTCGGCAGCAGCGCGGTGGCCATCTGGTCGGCGACCTGCCCGAGCGCCGCCTGCACCATCTCCTGATTGCCGCCCTGGTCGGGGAGCAACCCGGAGCTCGCGCCGGACCAGGAGAAGCCCCGGGCGAGCCGCGCCTTCGCGTCCTCGATCCCCAGCACCTGGCCCAGGGTCTGCATCTGTTGCGTGAGCTCGCCGAACGACGCGCGCATCTTGTCGTCGATGCCGAACCAGTTGGTGGGCATGCCCCAGGAGAACCCCTGTTGAGAGTTCTTCGACGAGCTCACCATGCCGGCGCTGATCGTGGACGGATCGATGGAGCCGAAGTATTGCGAGCCGGTGTAGGAGGCCGGTCCGCCCTTGCTCTTGCCCAAGCCCAGGAGCGAGGCGACGGCGAGGCCGGCGCCCACCACGGGCATGGCGGTCCCCAGGAGCGTGCCCAGGCCGCCGGCGATGTTGCCCGCGCCCAGCGCCGTGAGTCCGGCCGAGAGGTTGCCGCCGATGCCCGTGAGGACACCCTCGACGGCCATGTTGCCGAAGGCGCCCCCCAGGCCGCCCAGGAAGCCGCCCCCGCCGGCAGCGAGCCCGCTGAACATCGAGCCCAGGCCCCCCAGGACGCTCCAGCCACCGGCGCCGCCGTTGCCGAGCACGTTGAACAGGCCGCCCAGGTCGCCGAGCCCCACCCCGCCGGCGCCAGCGAAGGCCGAACCGCTCGCCCCACCGAGGCCCAGGCCGCCGAGCAGCCGCCCGCCCAGGGACTGCAGCGCGCCGCTGACCAGGTCGCCCACGAACTTCACCGGGATCTGGATCACGGTGGCTTGCAGCGTGCGCTTCAGTTGATCGCGGAAGTTTTCTCCGAAGGACTTGCCCTCTTCAAATCCCCGGAAAAGGGCGTTTGCGAGCCCCTCGCCGATGTCGTCCGAGATGCCTTTCCACCAGTCGGTCCACGCGCGGCCCGCCTTGTCGCGGGCCTCCAGCGTGGTGCGCCGCCCGGCCTGGCCCACGATCTCGCGCTGCAGCCGGATGCTCTCCTCCAGCGCCTTGACTTCCTCCCATGTCGCGTCGGCGAAGTCCAGGCTGGCGAGCCGCGCCTCCAGCTTCGCCAGGGTGTACCGCTGCACCTCCTCCCGGTTCATGCCGTAGGTCTCGTTCTCCAGGGTGAGGGCGTCGAGCTCGTCGCGCAGGGTCTTCACGGACTTGTCGCGTTCTTCGCGGAGGTGCTTTTCCTGCTCGGCCAACCTCTTGAGCCCCTCCTGCTGGAGCTGCGCGGCCTCCTCGGCCCGCTCCCAGCGCAGCGCCTGCGGCGACCAGGCATCTATCGCGGCCGCCAAGTCGAAGATCTCGACCTTCGCCTGTTTCGCGTGGTCGCCGAGTTTCGACATTGCCTTGCCAGCTTGCTCTCCGAGGGCGATCAGCCTCTCGTTTCGCTCCTGGATGAGCCGGGCTTGTTCCGGACCGGAGGCCTGCGCGATCGCGTTGGCGTAGCTCTTCGCGATCTCGATGGACTTGTCGCGCCATTCCACCTGCACATCGAGGGCGGTCTTCACGTAGCCGCGCACCTCGGAGAGCGGCTTCGCGCCCGGGAAGGGCGGGGCGTTCTCGTCCTGTGCGCCGGCGGCCGCCGCCGCGGCCCGCCCCATCTCCCGGCTGTCGCTGCCGGCGTAGAGGTTTACGCCCATCTTCGCCGCCTGGAGCCGGAGCTCGGCCGCCCGCGAGAGGTTCCCGGCAGCCTCCTCCATCGCGGCTCGCTCCGCTATACGGGCCGCCCGCGCCTCGACGGAGAGGGAGCGGAACGCCGCGCCGAGTATCTCGACGCCCTTCGCCGCCACGGCGAGCACGCCGCTCTCGGCGACCGACTGCTTGAACAGCTCCCACTCGGTGGAGAGCCGGTTCAGTTGCGCCTGAGCGGAGTTCGCCGCTGAACCCGCCGAGCCCCCCAGAGTCTTCTCCAGCTCGGCGGCGAAGCGGGGCAGGAACTGGTCGGCGACGATCTCGCCCGACTCCAACATCTTGCCCAGCTCGGCGGTGGTGACCCCCATCGCCCGGGCCGCGATCTGGAAGGCGCCCGGGAGGCGCTCGCCCAACTGCCCGCGCAGCTCTTCCGCCGCCACCGTGCCCTTGCTGATCATCTGCGAGATCGCGAGCAGCGCGCCCTGGGTCTCGCCGGCGGAGAGCCCCATCACCGTGGAGGCCTGGGAGATCGCGGTGAAGATGTCGCGGGTCGCCTGGCCCTGGAGCGCCGTGCCCTTGGCCGCGGCGGCGAGCTTGCCGTAGGCCTCGCCGGCCGTGGTGAGATCGAGGCCCAGGTCGCGGGCGCTCTTCCTCACGAATTCCATCTCGCGGGCGGCCGCCCCGCTGGAGCCGGAGACAAATTCGAGCTGCCGGGCGAGCTTCTCGCTGCGCACGCCGGCATCGAAGATCGCCGCAGCGCCGCCGGCCATGACGCCCAACAGCCCGGAGAGCGCCTTATAGACGCCGAATCCGATGGTCCCGACGTGGGAGATGTCGGCCGCCAGGCCCCGCCAGCCGCGCCCGGCCTCGGCGGCCGCGGCGCCGGCCTGGGCGGTCCTGGCCGTGAGCTCCGCCGCCGCGCGGCCCGCGGCGCCCATGCCGGCGGCCATCTGGGCGCCGACATCCTGGGCGTAGCGGCCCGCCTGGCCCATGCCGGCCGCGATGCGTTTGCCCGCGTCCTGGAGCTGCTCGGCGGCCTGGCGTCCGGCCTGCCCGAGCTTGGCGATCTCGCCCTGGGCGATCCTGACCTCGCCCACCATGCCGGAGCCGTCGGCCTTGAGCCGGATGCCCAGAGTGAGTTCGCCGCTCATGCTATAGTGGTGCTATGGACCCGCTCACGATCCTGATTCTCGCCGTCATCGCGGTGGCCGTGTTCTACTTGGTCCCCGCCGCCCTGCTGTGGCGCCGGCGCCATGAGATTCCCTTCGAGTGGGCGCTGGCCACGGCCGTCGCCCTGGCACTGGTGCCGGGGTTCGGCATGCTCTTCGCCTGGTACGTCGTCACCCGCCGCTTCCCGGTCGCCGGGCACGGTTGAGTTCCCCGAGCGCCGCGCGCTCCATCACCTGCAGGTCGCGCAGCATCGCCTCCCGCTCCCGGGCGCGCACCCGCAGCCTGAGCGTCGTGTCGAGCTGGGGATAGTGGTAGCCCAGCACCCGGCCGCTCATGGGGCAGGTATCCCAGCGCAGCGACAGGAACAGCTCCAGCGTGGCGCGGTTCTCCGGCCACACGCAGAAGGGCTCCGGCTCCGGGTCCTCGATCGCGGCCAGGGCCGCGCCCGCGGCCGCATCGTCCCCGCAGAAGGCCTTGAGGTCCGCGGCTAGGTCCTCGCCGGGCTGCGGCGGCGCCGTCCGGACCGAGCGCGCCCAGTGCCGGGCCGCCTCGGCTAGTTTTTTCTTGCCGCCTCACGGCCCGTCGCACACTGCAGATAGGCCGTCACCAGAGCCTGGCGCACGTAGGGGATCGCGGCGAGGGTGGCGCGCGCCTCGTCGCTGAAGGTCATCTCCCCGCCCGCATCGTCCTGCACTCCCGACCAGCCCACCAGCACCCGCGCCAGCAGGTCGCGGTCGGTGCCGCCCTCGCTGTAGACCCGGTCGAACTCGTCCTGATCGAGCAGGCGGAACTCGGCCTCGAACGTGGCCTTGGTGGTCTTGCCGCCGTCGCGCGGGATCTGCACGGTCACGGGCCAGGTGATGGACGGCTTCTTTTCCAGCTTGAACACGTTGCACCCTCCAAAAATGCGGGGCGTAAACGCCCCTGAACTTCGCTCCTTCCACCCGCCCCATCCCCACCCCTTCCCCTCCCCACCCCTTCCCCTCCCCTTGAAGGGGAGGGGAAGGTCGAGTCCCCTCTCCCCCTCAGGGGGAGAGGCGGGAGAGGGGGTGGGGACCCACCCTACAGCGCGGTTATCATGATCTCGTCGTTGCCGGCGGCGGTGGGCTCCAGGCGCAGGCCCAGGTTGAGCATCATGATGCCGTCCTCCTCCGAGTAGGTGGGCTCAATCAGCGAGCAGCGCGCCGGGGCGATCGTCACCTTGTTGCCCCCCACCAGTCCGTGCACCACCTGCATGGTGCCCATGTCGCTCGCCTGCACCGCGCTCCACCAGTTCTTGTCCGCCACCCGCGTCGCCTGCAGCACCACCTGGCCGCGCGGTTGGCGGTCCACCATGTGGATGTACTCGAAGCCTGAGACGTCCCCCACGAGGCTGCGGAACACCAGCTGGTTGCCCATATCGATCTCGATGGAGCGCAGCACCTCGGAGTTGAACGCGTGCAGGACGAAGCCGTTGGTGTTGACGTTGTTCACCGGCAGCGGCGTCTGCCAGCCGGTGAGCGTGGGCGTGCCGAGCGCGACATCGGCCGCCGCCGTGTACAGGCCCAGGAACTGGAAGCGCAGCACCGGGATCTCATGCACCGCGAGGCGCAGGGTAACGTTGCCGCGCGCGCCCACCATCTTGTGCTGCACCCCGTCCACGTTCACGTAGAACGTCAGCGAGTCGAAGGACGCGGAAACCGGCTTGTAGGCCACGCTCACCCCGATGTTGACGGTCTCGGCGAAGCCGCAGCCCATCAGCAGGGGCGCCCACTTGGGCGCGG